CGAACACACTCGTCGACGCCGGGAACCGCAAATCCCAGTTATCCTCCGCCGTCCGCCCAGACGGGGACGACAAAGCATGACCGAACTCCGGCGACCACCCGGACCCCAGATCAGAAGGCGAGCGACTGAGCCGCTGCTGCGACCGGCGCTGCCGGAACGGATTCCACATGCCCAACGAACCTCCTCACCATCTTGACGTCACCCGGTTCCTCCGGGATCTCGAACTCAGTCAGCCCCCACACGGCGAACGCCGCCGCGACAAGCACCGACACGACCGGACGCACTTCCTTGAATGCCCGGCCCTTCTCCATCCCAGGACGGAACTCCGCGACCTCCACGGCTTCCACCCACCGCGGATCCGCATCATGCGTCACCGACCCCTCAGCAATCAGCGTGAGGAGCAGCTCCGTTGCCGCCACGACCTTCGGCCAGTTCAAGCACTCCGGCTCCACCCCGGTCTTCTCCAGCGGGTCCAGCACCGTCGATGACGGGCCCTTCGGATCCACGACCACAGCAAGCGGGTCCACAGCATCCACCGTGGTCTTCACCGCGGCGACGACCGCCGACCGGTCGAACTCAGACACGGGCCCCAGCGAGAGGTGCACACCGGCTCCGGTGCGAACCGCGAGGACCAGGGCAACGCCAGCGGCCTCAGGGGCGACAGCGATACCCAGGCACGTGTTGCCCGCGATCGGCACCGACGCCGTAGCCGCCTGCCACCGGTCCGGGTCGAACACGAAATCCTGCGCTTGCTCACCGACCGTGACGAACCATTCGCCCCAACCGAGGACCTCCACAGCGAAACCCATCTCGGTCAACTTCGAGCGCAGCGACTGAACCTTCTTCTCCGTCGCCACGACACCGTATGACGGGTTCGCCAGCTTCCATGTCTCCGGGTCAGCAGGGTCCGCCCCCTCCGGCGCCCGGAACTCGGAGTAGAGCATGCCCTCAGCCTCACCGGCCAGAGCACGGTCACGGACCCGAGACAGCTCCACGCCCTTCGGATGCCGAGACTGATTCACCGCCGAGGACGTGTAGTACGTCTGCGGATCCGGTGCCGCCAACTGGATCGGCGTGATGCTGTCCAGCTCGCCGGCCTCCAGGTTGTACGCCTCATCGAGGAGCAGCAGATCTATCTGGTCGAAGCCACGGCCCGCGTCGTTCGATCGGGTCGTGAACTGGACCTTCCCCCCGTCACTGGTCTCCATCTCAGCCTCACCGGCGGACGCCGTGTTGCGGACCAGTCGACGCTCCGCCCACTTCCGCGACTTGATGCGCTTCCACAGTCGGTTCCGGATCGACTTCGCCGTCCGCCACTGCTGCGCCGTGAAGATGATCTGCTGATGCAGGATGAATAGGCGGTAGAGGATGATCACCTCGAGGATCAGAGACTTGCCGTTCTGCCGCGGGCAGATCAGAACCACATCCTGATGCACCCACCGGCCATCCTCATCCGTCGCAAGCGACAGGCGCACCTGCTCCTCCTGCCACGGCATCAGCCGGACACCGAAGCGACGAGCCAACTCAATCGCCTTGTCCCCGTGCTCACCACCACTGCCGGCCGAGATCAGAACCTCCGGGTCCTGGCGGCCCTCCAACGACGGCCAATCCTCACAGGCCGGCGAGTCCGTCCTCTTCGTCAGCACCTCCACCATTGCCCTGCCTCCTCTGAATCTCAGTCAGCAGTTGCCGAAACACCGTCGAGAGCTGACGAACCTCACTGACCGCAGTGTCGAGCTTCAACACGAGCTCACCCTCGCCGGTGAACACCCGCGTCCACGTGTCCTCATCACCCCGAACAATCCTGTGAAGCCGATCCAGGCGATCCTTCGCCCGACACGCCTCCACGATCAGAGCGCGAGTCGAACCATCGTCAGTCGGAGCTGACAGTGAATCGAAGAGTCTCTGACCCCCGTCGTCGTAATCATCACCGTTTTCCCACGTCATGAGACCTCCTGAGCGTGATTCAGACCCGTAACTTTGAGGACCCTGAAGAAAAGTGCCACTCAGCGGGGAGGCGGGGCCGAGTGGCCGGGCCTACCCCTCTAAGATTCTGAGGTTTTCTGATTTTCAATCTCGGTGTGCAGCAGGTTCGAAGCCCGCCGTGCAGCAGGTCTACTACCCGAGCCAGTCCCACCCGGTGGGGGCCTCCGGCTTTCCCTCCCGGGTCGTGGCGTTCTCCCGTAGTGGTGAGCGCTCGTCGTGGCCGTCTCCTCGGCTGCGGTTGCAGGTGCGGTGGAGTAGGCGGTCGGCGGGGTTCTGGCCGTGGTGCTTGAGGTCTCGTGTGTGGTCGGCCTCGAGGGCCGCCCCGTCGAAGTTCTGTGCGGGGTTCTTGTGGAGTGGTTTGCCGCAGAAGGGGCATGGTGTGCCGTCTACGAGGTTGTAGAGGAGGCGTTGGCGGTTGCGGCGGTGGTTCCAGTCATATCCGCGTTCGTGTGCCTGCTTCTGTCGTTCCTTGTCGTCCTGCTGTTGGTACCAGCGTGCGGCGACGGCGTGCATGTGGCCGGGTCGCTCGTGCTTGATGCGGTGCATGACGATGTCTTTGCCTGGGTCGACTACGTGGATCTGTGCTCCCTCGCGCTTGTAGCGGTCGAGGGTGGACTGCGCGGGTGTGGAGTGGATGATCCACACATCTGTGTTGGTGGCGTGCTTCTGGGCCTCGCGTATCGCTGCGTCCCTCGCGGCCTTGGTGATCTTCTTCACCGTGGCGGTGTGCTCGTGGTTCGCGGGTGCGAGACCGGATAGGGCGTTGGCGAGCACGTCGTAGTCGATGGTGATGTCGCCGGGTTTCCGGTGCTCCCGGATGTAGGTGCTCTTCCCTGCGGCGGGAGGGCCGATCACGATCTTCAGTGCCATCGGCCCGTCACCTCCTAGTCACTCACCGGCACCGCTCCGAAGTAGGGGAACCAGTAGACGGCATGCTCTTCATCCATCGGGATGCCCTTCCCCGGCGCCATGGTCCCGCCCCAGTGGAAGGGGAGGTCGCCTTTGCGGAAGGCTCCGCCGAACTGCGTCTCGTAGATGGTGCAGGCGGGGTGCTGTTCCCAGAAGCTGTCGAGGCTGTCCTTGTCTCGGATGATCTCGAGGCGGTGCGTTCCGGCAGCGACCAAGGCGTTCGGGTCCGCGGCAGATCGTGCCTGCCGATCTTTCCAGTCATCGCGGACTCGAGGCGTCACTTCGTAGAACATCGTGAGGGCTGGCTGCGAGGAGAGCCTTTCGTCGTCCACGCTTCCCTCGATGTCCCATGTCCTGATGTCGATCCGTTCTGCGAGGACCGGGTCGTCGTGTTCGTGGATTGGGTAGTGGATCTTCTTTGCCACTTATTCTCCTGTCGATTTTGCGGGCGGGGTTGCCCTGCGTGTCTGACAGTAGAGGGTGGGTCGCGTTGTCTAGAGGGTCCGTGTGGTTCGTCCCGGTGTTGGTCCGGGCTGTCGCAGCGTCAGGGTCCGATAGGAGGGGGGTGCCACTGTAGTGGCTGCTGCGGTGGTCACTGGACCACGAACCGAGGTGTGACCCGAACCTTCTGAACCCTCGGGTACGGCGGGATGAATGACACCCCTGTCAGATAGAATGCTGTGAGCACTCAGTACCCTGCCGGGGTTACTGTGTGCGCCTTCTCGAAGCGGTGACCTCGTGTGGTCTCCACCGCCAGTGGGGGCCGACGGGGTTTTCATCCATCCTTGAGGGCCCACCTCCATTGTGGAGAGGAGGTGAGATCGCAGGTGGCAGGATCTTGTTCATGCAAGGAGAAGACCCGCACCGTGAAGAGTGAGTTCACAGTGCGGGTCCTGGCGGGAACGGTGTCCAAATTGCTTGTGGAGGCTTTTCACAAGCTTTGGGACTGGGCATCGTTCTAGCGGTCTCGGAAGCGTCGCATCTACTTGGCGGTTGGTGCGGCGCTTCTACCTTTTTGATGACGGGCTGCGGAGGCTCGTCGTAGTCGATGTTACCTATCGGCCTCGCTGATTGCGAAAGTTTGCCCACGTCGTGTGGTGGCCGGTGCGGATCTGCGTCGGCGGGGGCGTCTCCCAACTCCCCGTCGCCGGCGCGTCACCGGACGAGTCACCACAACATCCCGAAAGGGCCCCGGTCGTGTCACCGCCAGATGTGCGGCCGGGGTGTGCGCATGACAATGCCCCCGTATCCTCACCGTCGCCGGTGAAGATCGGGGGCACGCTTGCGCTAGACACATCTTAGCATTCGGTTGTGACTGTCAAGCCCCGAGTTTTGTAGAGGGTCGTTTGTCTGTTGATCAGGCCGCGACGGCCTGCTTGTCGAGCAGCTGACGGTGAGCCTGTACCGGTGGCACGTAGCCGACCGCGGAATGCAGTCGCCGGGTGTTGTACCACCCGACCCACTTCGACGTCTCCACGATCACGTCCGTCAACGCCGGCCAGGTCCGCCGGTCAATCAGCTCAGCCTTGAACACCGAGTTCAACGCCTCAGCCATCGCATTGTCGTAGGAGTCACCGGTGGACCCCACCGATGCGACGACCTTCGAGTCCGCCAACGACTTGCCGTAGGCCACCGACCGGTATTGAACTCCGCGGTCCGAGTGATGGATCAACCCGGACACGTCCTGACCGGCCCGAAGACGGGCCGACAGGGCCATGTCCAACGCATCGCGGGCCAACGAGGCCCGCAGGTGGTTGGTGACCTGCCAGCCGACGATCTCCCGGGTCGCCGCATCCAGGACGAATGCGGCGTACACCCACCCGGCACGGGTGGGGATGTAGGTGATGTCCGCGACCCAGAGCATGTTCGGCCGCACGGCGGTGAAGTCACGGTCGACCAGATCTTCCGGGCACTCATCGGCGTCGGCACTGCGTGTCGACGGTTTCTTCACCCGTCGGCGGATCCCGCGGATGCCTTCACGGACCATGAGCCGTTCCACGGTGCAGCGGGCGACGTGGCCGAAGAGTTTTTCCCGGTTGATCTCTGCCCACAGTTTCCTCGCGCCGTAGCAGGAGTAGTTGTCGGTGTAGATGCGGTGCAGTGCAGCGGCGATCTCGTTGTCCCGGACGGACCGGGCGGAGGCAGGTCGGTTTTTCGCGGCGTAGTACGTGCTCAGGGCGATGCGGGCGGGTGTGTCTGACAGCACCCGGATGATCGGCTCGACCCCGTAGTGAGCACGGTTGTCGTCGATGAAGTCGACGACTACCTGTGTGGGCGGTCGAGCTCCGCCGCGAAGAAAGCCGAGGCCTTCTTCAGGATCTCGTTGGCGCGTTGGGATTCGGCGAGTTCTTTGCGCAGCCTGCGGTTTTCTGCTTCCAGGTCCACCGACTCCGTCGGGGTGGACGCTCCGGATTCCTTGTGTTTGCGGACCCAGATCCGCAGGGTTTCACGCGAGATGTTGAGTTCGTCGGCGACGCGGGAGACTGCGCCGCGGGCGGTGTCGGGGTCGGCTTGTGCGTGCAGGACCAGTTCGATGGCCCTGGTCTTGAGTTCGGGTGTGTACTTCGAGGGCATGGGGTTGCTCCTTTGCAATCCTGTTCCCTCCATTAAACCCGGGGCGGTTCAG